GAAATATCGGTAAGCTTACCAGATTGGTTAGGTGGGGGAAAGTTCACCCTTATACCTGCGTTCAGTGTAGGTTTCGGTAGTGATCAAGGAGCTGCAGAAGCCCAACAAAATATTATCAGAAGAAATGAAGAGCTAATCCAGAGAAGAAGAACCCTCGAGGAAGAGTCGAATAGAATCTTAGAAAGATCTCAAGATCGTCTCTCTGAAGCAGAGGATAGGGTAAATAGCGCAAGAGTTGCTGCAATTTCCCAGAATAACATTGACGCTAGAAGAACACAGAACAACGTCTCTGTAATGAATCAGGGAGCGTTTCCGCTCCCTGTTGATGTTCGTGATCCTGTCAGGATGCCGATTTAATCGTCTCCACTTGCGAGACTTGCAAAGTAAGACATGGTATCACCATCGTCTTCTTCTTCGAATGAAACGGTCTCTGCAGGCTTTGATACATTACGTGGAGGCATCTCTTCGCCAAGTTGACTCTGTTGTCTCATCGTCGGCGCTCCTGCGCTAGACGTGTCCCCGAGAACAGTCATAAGACGTGCCTTCAATTCATCGTACGTCTTATAATTCTTAGGATCCGTAAACTCTCGAAGATCATACATCTGGTTGTAGATCTTCTCGAGAGTAACATCCTCCTCAGAAAGAGGACCCGGACGAGTAAACTCTGATTTATCGTAATTGCGATATCCATCAACATCACGAATTTTTAATTTAAAGTTTGCACCATCCCAAAAATCAAAGGGGTCCAACCGCTCTTCATCTTGATACTGTGGCTTCATAGCATCCATTAGCTTATCAAAGATCTTCTTCCCGTACTGGAAAAGAAAAACTTTTCCTTCATTCTCTGGATTGCCCGGATCATTCACAACATAGATGTTAGAGACATAATGAAGCCTACGCTTCTGCTTACGAGCAGTCTCCTTATCAGATTCAAGGCCAGAATTCCAGAGCTTGGTATTCAACTCTCCAACCGGATCGGGTTTATCCAGCGAAGTTAGGGATTTCTCGATATACCATTGACCGGTTGGCCCTTTGAACCCATGATCCCAAAACCGGTTCCACGGAACATCGTTATTCTCGGCTGGAGGGAGGAATCGAATAACGGCATAACCGTTATTTGCTTTGTCTACGGTTGGGTTCCAGAATCGATCGTCCTTGTAGGATTTCTTTTCTCCACCACCTGCTGCAGATGCAGCAGCTACAAGCTTATCGATTTGACCGCGACTTCTTTTTAGATTTGCAAAAGACATTTGTATTTTCTCCGTATTACTGAAATATGAAATTGTATATTATCGTATGTAGAGGGGATTGTAAACCCTCTATATTATTTATTCAAAAATAAGTTGATTCTGTCGAGGCAAAAAATTTAAATTCATTGCTTCATTCTCAATCTTTTCTTTGATCAGGGGGGATATAAACTTCTTTACATCCTCGGGGTCAATGTTTGTAATCTCACACGCTCTTACTGTAGCATCAATATAGTTTAGGTTATTCTCCCTTACTTCCTTTTCAATGATTTGAGTAAATTTAGTTCTGCTCATGAATTCTGATTCTATCATCTTACCTACCGAACACCTTTAAAATTATGGTATCTTTATTGATACGACCGTTTCCTTTGTTAGTTTTAGTGGTCAGATTATTCCATTCTTTTGTAATCTGATTCACGGTTTTGTTTTGGATGATTGGTAGAAACTCGTTCGGTTTTCTTAGCATAACCTGACGAGAAAGATCTTCATCCAATCCCTGAATAGTAGTTCCTTTAACTTCAAATCCGTTCGGAAGTCTGCAAACAAGCTCTGAGAGAATCCTAGTAGTAACATTAAATAGATATACCCTATTAGCCCCGACGATTTGGGTTGGGTTAATGGATACTACTTTATATTCTAGAGATTCTTTCAAATACGAAAGTTTCTCAACCTGTTTATCAGCGGACTTTACTTTTGGCTTCCTAGTCTTACGGAGTGCCTTTTTCGAAAGAAGGAACTTCTCGGTATCAGTAACAATCCTATCCAAAAGCGAAAGATATTCTTTCCTTCTGGCTACTGACATATGAGAATACCCCTCTACTAATTCAGGGGTCTTCTTATTCACCAACTCGGACGCTTCGTCCCGAATTGGTGTAAAGTAATCTAGCACTTTTCTTGCTGTGATATAAGAAGCGTCAATCTTCTTAAATTCGTTATACACCGAATAATTCTCGATATCAACCCAGGTTCCATTAGACCAAATATCTAGAACCTCATCTACACATGCAATAAAATCGGAAGTCTTTTCTTTGATGATTTCCTGCGGAGACCTTTTTACAGAAACCTCTTTCTTCTCTTCTTCTTCCTCTTCAGGTTCAGCCTTTATCTTACCTGCTTCGACCATTCTTTGGATATTCTTGTTCAGAATGCCCATATAATCGCCATTGTCAGGGAAGGGGAATCCTTTTTCCTTCCAAAGGACAATAGACGCTAGGAACGGATGTGCTGTATACATCCATTCTGGTGCCTGAAGAGCAAATTGAGAATCCTTCTTAGGGAGATTCTTCCGAATATAAGCTTTAATTGCTAGGGATACATCTTTTTTGTCTACTTCAGTACGAATGTAATCGTTGAAGTCCCGATATGAATTTATCGGTGCTGCTGCAATCCCGGTTTTAATTTTTCGAGGAAGTGGGGCTTTTGCAACTTTTTTCTTAGGTGCGACTCTTCGAACTACCACGTGACCTTCTCCCATTTTCCAGCTTCATGATTTCTATCTCGCCGTCTCTATCTCTTTTATATCGGATAAACCCTTCATTACAGAGATAGAGAATAGTATGTCCAATTATTTCGTCAGTGGAAGAACGTTTGCCATGTTCTTTCCCGATAAGGAAAGACACTATAAAGATTCCCGAAGAAACTAAAATGGTTGAAAGAAAGGGATCTAATCCAAACATAAAATCTCCTTTTAGATATTGTATTTATATTATTTGGAGATTTGGATTGAATTCACAAGATTAACTTTGAAGGATCTCCATTCCTGCTTATCAACATCAAACACCCTAATGACTTCTTCACTGTATTGAATATTTTGAAGATTGCCAGAAGGCCTTTGTTTTTCTGGAATAAAATTTTCGATTAGGGTACATTTCATGTCACGGGTTTCCCCGTTAACCTTCGTAAATGAAACAGTACAAATGCTGGTTCGAAGCATATCCAACATTTCATTTCTAGTCATCTCAATCCCAGTCATTGTCAAACCTCGTGGTATAGTGAAGGGTATCACCGTAATATTCTTTTGCGTATTTGGATGCATCTGTATAATGATTGATGTTTTCTCCATCCTCAAAAACAGATTTACGTTCTGTGACGTTAATCAACTTATGAACGTTTTGGGTCTTTTGCTTAATCTTTGCAAGTTTGTTCTTCCTTTCAGCGATTTCACGGATAAGCTGAAGACGTTCTGCGTAGTTCACCGTTTGCATATGTTTCTCCATTACACGATGTTGGGAACGTAGGACTTGCGAGCTTCTTTGTATTCGTGCCAAAACATTTTTTCGAAGTACCAAGGGTCTTCGTTCAGTTTCGAACAAATCTCTTGAGCAATATTTTCTTCAAGATAACTAGAAACGAGAATATTTTTTGCTACATAGATCGAGTGGATTTCACCTCGGTTGGTAACCTCCGTACGAACTTTAAAATCACGGAACTTCGTTTTCATCTGTGTCTCTCCATCTGGACAATACTAATATAATGGTTCAGAGGAAGGTTGTAAACCCCCCTAGAGAAAAAAAATCAAGAATTATAGATTTTTTGAAGGTGATCTTCGAAGTCTTCCACCTTCTGTAGTCGGTTAGGCCAGTGGATGTACTCTTTCTCAGGGTTCTTTTTTAGATTATTAAGAAGAGGAACGATAGCATTATATAGACTATTCAATTTATTGTTTAATTTCTCAACTGTGTCTTCACTTTGAATGACTTTAGTGCTAATTTGTTGAACTGCTTCAAGTTCGTCCTCGTCAACAGCCGTAAACCCAAAATCGAATATGTCAGACATTTTCCTCTCTCCCTTTTCTTAAGATAAAATCTTCATATCCTTCTTGGACTGAGTTATCTAAAGCTTCTATAAACCTATCAGCATATTTGAAATTGGACATTCTTTCTTTTTGAAGGTCATCATTCCAAGCATCGATAAATTCTTTTTTCTGATCTTTAGACCATTCTTTAAGATAAGGATTTTCCTGATCCATTAATTCCATAACTTCTTCTAAAGAAATGAACTTGCTTCCGATTACACGTGCACCGTGCCAATCTTGAGAAAATTCTGTTACGTTGTCTTCTATCACCAAATTTTCAGCTCTTTTCAACATCTTATGTTCGGAGCCTTCTACAGCAGATTTTGGGATAACGTACCTATGCGTGAATGTCGATACGGTAGTTACGATTATATAATCATCCATTCTTTTCACTCCCCTTCGAATATTGAAAGATCTTCCAATAATATTGTATCACATTAGGATAATTAATAGGATTAGGCAAAATGCCCTTGTATCTTTCTACGAACTCTTTTATAAGTTCATCATCAGGATTTTCCATTTATTCTTCTTTTACAATAAAAGCGCCTTCCGGATTTTGCATCGCAATTAACAGCTCTGCAAACATTTCGGGCGACATACCAATAATTTGAGTATTTTTTGACATCTCATCCCATTGCTGAATGTACACAATATCATCATATATGAGAAATTTTATATCCTCGTAATTACCATTATCATCTAAAATCGTAATTGCAATCTCATCATGATCAAATTCAGTAGTAAACATCCTAGACCTTTATTTTAATTGTCAGCTGTTTCCCAATGACTTTCCATAAAATCTTCCATATATTGAATCATCATTTCTGCTACATGAGGATTTGAAGTATGAATATAATACTTAAAATTCGGGGCAAGTCGAAGATTATTCACTTTGACCCAATCGCAGAACCATTTAATAAAATCGTATCCATTCTTTTTTTCAGGATCCCGATCAGCTGCTATAATATAGTTGACATCAGATAAATCATAATCACAAGAAATGGCTCGGGGGAGCCCATGCTTCCTAATCATCCAAATGGCATCTTCTACATTTCTACATATAATAGTGTTGGGGAGATATCCTTCTGAATTTTCATAAACATCTTCAGGAAATCGTATATCATCCAAAAAAAGAGACCAGTCCATAGTTTTCATATCCTTTTTAACATAATCCAGAATATTTATCAGATAAGCCAAAAAGATTTAAGAAACCCAGCCTTTTTTATTTTTACTCGGTTTCTTTTTAGGTTCTAAATTTACAGGTTGTTTTTTAGCTATCAATTTCAATCTTAAGTCGTCTAAAGGTATTTGGGGGGTTGGTTCCTCCGGGGTATTTACTTCTTCGACTACGGTTTCGGTAGTGGATTTTTCAGGGAGTTCGTCAGGTAAAATCAAAGGAGTAAATGGATTACATCCATTCTCTTCTTCAAGATCCAATCTATTTCTTAAATCTTGGATTCTCTTTTTTAGATTCCTAACGGTATCTGATAGATCTTCCATCTCGTAGAATGCCTTTCTTTATACCCCAGAGGATAGATTTATTTTTTAGTCCAATGACTCCACAACGAGTAAGTAAAATCTATGTCAGAATTATCGGTCAACCCGTTTCGCTTTGCAATAGGTTCTAGCATAGTTTTTGTCGTTTCTGGATTCATAAACCCCTTTACGGATCTATATAATGATATATCATGTTTCAGATCATTAAGATAATCGTGAGTCATTATAACATCATTGACTTTTAGCCAAGGAGATATTGTAGTAAATTCAAACAATTTATTCCCACCATCACATAGGATTAAGCATCGTCCATTTCTAGCAATATACTCTTTAATATTATTGCTATCTGCCATAAAATCCATAAATTTAATATTTAGATGGGCGGCTTTAAGGTGCAACGGTTTTCTGTCAATATCATATCCTAAGTATTCTACCTCAGGAGCGATTTTGCTAATATAAAGAGACAGTCCTCCAGCAAATACCCCAACCTCTATTACCCTAGAAAATTGACCTCGTTTAAATAACTCTGGAAACGATTCTAAGATATGATTCGATTGTTTTATTTTTATTCCTTCATAGGAATCCATTTTTTTGTAATTTGTCATTTTTTCCATTCCGTTTTATAACAATTATCTATAATTTAACCTTTATCTTTCCATTCGGAAACGTATCCGATTTTTTTCTCTTTAGACCAACTATTTAAATAGTCATTGTCAAGATCAAACTGCTCAAGCATCCGATCTTCATTTAAAAGAACGCTGTCTATGATAGTCTCCCCAAGCCAGTGTTGGGAAAATTCTTTTACCTGCTCCATCGTAACACAATCTCGTGCCCATTCATGAAGATCGTCGACAGTCGGATCAACTTCTTGATTGAGCTTCTTGAGCTCGTCAACAGGAATGCAGTAACGCATACGATGTGACGATACTGCAGTAACAATTACATATTCAGTCATGATGTTCTCCTAATCCCAAAGTGATTCATAATATTTGCCAAACAAACGGAACCCATTACTCATACGAGCCTGATGAGCCTTTTCACCTTCGCGATCGTATTTACCTTCTTTCTTCCACTTGAGAGGCTTGAACCCAGTCTCATCTCTTTCTACATCAAAGTCAATCTCTCCGTGCTCAATGACGTAGTCCTCTGCCCACCAGTCACGATTCTTTTGCTCAAACGTCCAGATCATCTCGTTGAGAACCCAATCCCAACGGTTGTGGTGGTTGCCGTCGGTATCGTATTCGTTTTCTTTTAGAGGCGCAGAAGTGCTACGAAGATTCTCAGGAACGTCTTCGTCGTCAACATAAGGTGACCCATGCTTTGTAGCTTTCAGCTGCTTGAGCATAGGAAGAATGATATGAGCGAGAGTTGTGTCCATACCCCATGTGTCGTAGTTGTGTAGCTTGACTACGATCTTGCGCTTCTTGTTGTCAAGATATTTGTTGATTGTTGCATTGTAAAATGACTGGAGAGCGTCTTCGAAACGCTCCCAAGCACGATCTTCCCAGTCTTTGTTTTCATCCCAATTATAGCCATATTTCATTTCCATATGGCGATCGTGGACCTTACTGATCCAGCGATTGATGTATGGGCCGATGTAAACTTTCATTGTGTTCCTGTTGTAGTTGAACTATATGAGATAATTCTGCTGGGACAATTAGGGTTACGACAAACATAGTGATCTACTATTGCATTTCTTCCACACACCCGACAACCATAGCGAGTTGTTTGAAAGGGTGGCAACGTAGGGTAATAGGGTGCACCTGGAATTGTTACAGGTTCAATCTCATTGATCTTCTCTTCAATTCTATCGAGACGTTTGAACACCTCGTCAAACAGCTTCTTCGTTTCTTCTTTCATTATGATCCCTCATAGTTAACAGTCTTATCTATCTTCTCATAGATTTGTTCCCAGCCTGCCCCATAAGCAGGACAGATGCGAACAAACTGCGGAAGCATATTACTATCTATATCACCATGACCACCAGCCAAGAAGTATTCTCCGGTGATCTCTGGCTTGGCATGACGAAAGCGCTCACGCTCACGCTCATAGATCTCAAGCGCTTTGCAAAGCTTCTCGTTTTCGGCCTTCAGTTCCTCGATGCGGCGTATTCCCAAGATAACAGTATCGGCTTTTGTATAAAAACCCTCACCCTCAAGCATTGCCCAAAGATTGTCCAGACGTTGGATCAGATCATCATTCATGCCTTGCCTCCCTCAATCTCGATCAGCGTGGTGCGGGCGATCTTAGCAGCCCATCCATACCCCACGTTCAGCCTCTTAAACGCCTCCACCGCCTTCGCCAGCTTGGATTCTGCAATAAGCAGTCCCTGACCATTGTTCATTGCAGCCTGCGCCAATCCTTTGCACTGTTCTTCAAGGCGTTTATTCTCGGTCTCTAGATCTTTGACTCGCTTCTGTAATTCCATGTTTTCGTCACAGAGGTCCTCGACGAGACGATGGACATCAGCAGTCTGTTCATCTAACACACCATCATAGAGAAAGTAATGACGAGGAGTCTCGTGCTCAACATAGTTGAGCACACCTTCCGTCACATACTTTTGGATTACACTAGTCATAGAAACACCTTTTCACATTTTTCACGAAGAG